ACTCCCCGCCGCTGAGCGAATACAAAACGGTCTGCCCGCAAGAATTATGAATAATGACATTCCGACACTCGAGCCTGCCGAGCTTGAATCAGTAGACTTGCCTGAGGGTGCTGTGCTAGATGGTGCGGATATGCCCCGCCCTGCTGAGTATCTTTCTGCAAGACAAAAGAACGGAGTGCCCCTGGGGGCTGATGAGATATACAAGGAAACTTGGCTGTGGCTGAAACGCAGAGGGTGCGAAAACCTTGTCAACAAACGTTTGATAGAATCATACGCTCAGGCTTTCGCTCGATATATCCAGTGTGAGGACGCTGTCAGCCAGTACGGACTGCTCGGCAAACACCCCACCACTGGCGGAGTAATGGCTTCGCCTTTCGTGCAAATGAGCCAGCAGTTTCAAAAGTCAGCGAACCTCATTTGGTATGAGATCTACGATATTGTCAAGCGAAACTGCATGGAACAGTTCAGCGAAAGTCCGCACGACGCTATGGAAGAGTTACTTAGGAGGAGAGGTTAAATCTTGAATACAACAACAGAAATGCAGCTTGTTGCGACCGACAAGCTTATCCCATATGTCAACAATGCCAGAACACATTCGGCTGAGCAGATAAACAAGCTGAGAGCAAGCTTGCGTGAGTTCGGGTTTATCAATCCTGTCATAATCGACCGTGAGTTTAACGTTATCGCAGGTCACGGCAGGATTGCCGCCGCAAAGGCTGAGGGCATTGAAGAAATCCCCTGCGTGTTTGCCGACCACCTTACCGAGGCTCAGAAGAAAGCGTACATATTTGCCGACAACAGAATGGCACTCGACGCCGGCTGGGACGAGGAAATGCTCAAAGTTGAGATAGAGGCTTTGCAGGCTGAGGATATTGACTTGGCTCTTACTGGGTTTGATGAGAAAGAACTTGCAAGTCTTTTTGATACTGATACAGATGCACAAGAGGACGATTTCGATGTTGACGCTGAGTTGGAAAAGCCTTGTGTTACGCAGAGCGGGGATATATGGACGCTTGGAAAGCACACTCTTGTATGCGGTGACAGCACAAAAGAAGATACATACGCCGCTCTTCTGGACAGCAGAAAGGCAAACCTAGTCATAACCGACCCGCCCTACAACGTAAATTACGAGGGTACGGCTGGCAAGATAAAAAATGACAATATGGCTGCGGACAAGTTCTATCAGTTTCTGTTTGACGCTTTCAGCAATATGGCAAATGTTATGGCGGACGATGCGAGCATTTACGTTTTCCATGCAGATACGGAAGGTCTGAATTTTCGCAAGGCTTTTGCTGATGCAGGTTTTTATCTTTCCGGGTGCTGTATTTGGAAAAAGCAAAGCCTAGTGCTTGGACGTTCGTCTTATCAGTGGCAGCACGAACCAGTCCTCTACGGTTGGAAAAAGAAAGGCAAACACCAGTGGTACACCGGCAGAAAAGAGTCTACAATATGGGAATTCGACAAGCCGAAGCGCAATGGCGACCACCCGACAATGAAGCCTGTTCCATTGTTAGCCTACCCGATACGCAATTCCAGTATGGCTAATTCAGTAGTCCTTGACCCATTCGGCGGAAGCGGTTCAACGCTCATAGCCTGCGAACAAACGGACAGAATATGCCTTACCATTGAGCTTGATGAAAAGTTTTGCGATGTGATCGTCAAGAGATATATCGAGCAGGCAGGCAGTGATGATGGTGTGTATGTTGTCCGAGATGGCAGGAAGATACCTTACTCGGAACTTGTGAAAGAGGTGGAGAAAGCGAATGACTAAACCTGACCTCACCCTAGGCAGTCTTTTTGACGGCTCTGGCGGCTTTCCGCTTGGCGGAATGATATGCGGGATAACGCCGATATGGGCGTCAGAGATAGAGCCTTTTCCCATAAAAGTGACCACGAAGAGAATACCGCAGATGAAACATTACGGCGATATTTCAAAGCTTAGCGGTGCGAAACTTCCACCTGTGGACATCATCACATTCGGAAGTCCCTGCCAGGATATGAGCATCGCAGGAAAAAGAGCAGGGCTTGGCGGCTCACGTTCAAACCTTTTCTACGAGGCTTTAAGAGTAATAGACGAAATGAGGAATGAAACAAATGGCAGATACCCGAGATATATCGTGTGGGAGAACGTCCCAGGAGCGTTCAGCTCAAACAAAGGCGAGGACTTCAAAGCCGTCCTCGAGGGCATATGCAGGCTCAAAGACAAACGTTTTTTTGTTCCTAGACCTGCAAAGTGGTCAAAAGCCGGAGAGATATTGGCAGACAGTTTCTCCCTCGCTTGGAGAACTCTCGACGCTCAGTATTGGGGAGTGCCCCAAAGAAGAAAACGTATCTACCTTGTCGCAGATCTTGATGGCAGGAGTGCAGGAAAAATACTTTTTAAGTACGAAAGCCTGTCGGGGTATACTGAACCGTGCCGCCGTCCGTGGCAAACAGCTGCCCGAACTTTTGCGGCTGGCGTTGGAAAAACAAGCGTCTGCTTAAACGATCAAGGCGGCGAAAGAATGGACGTCACAAATGATGTGACCACTACCCTCAGAGCAGAGGCTCATCACCCGCCTTGCGTTTTGGAAACGGCAGGATTTTGTACAGAACATTCAGCAAAAGCAGGCGGTATCGGTTTTGATGAAGAAAAAGCACCTACGCTCCGTGCAGGAACTATCCCTGCGGCGGTATATGAAAACCATTCGCAGGATACAAGGTATACCGAACTGAAAGATACCGCACCGACCGTGTCCTCAACATACGGAACCGGAGGCAATAATCAGCCGTTTGTGGTAGAAAAGCCTTGTACGCTGAAGATACGTTCGGGCTGTGCCGGCGGCGGTAAAGGTGCATTGGTGCAGGAGGATATGTCAGCAACTCTTTCCTGCAATAACGATCAAACGCTTTTTGTGCCTTATGGAATATGTTCAAAGGACAGCAATGCAATGAAGTCGGCTAATCCCAACAGTGGTTTTTATCAAGCCGATACTTCAAGGACAATAGATCAGAACGGCGGTGCTCCTTCCTGCAATCAAGGCGGAATAGCAGTTGTATCCGTTCAAGGTTCAATGATAGGCAGGTCTGAAAAGAATGGCCCTATGGGCAGCGGAGTTAATGAAGATATTTCTTTTACCTTAAATTCCGCAGACAAACACGCTGTTGCTTACAGCACTAGCAAGAACTCTCATCACACGCAGGCGGAAGAAGATCTCGCAAATACGCTTGTGGCAAGCGACTACAAAGACCCACCCACTGTGTCCAGCGAACCGACTTACATAGTCCGCAGGCTCACCCCTACCGAGTGCGCAAGACTTCAAGGCTTTCCCGATGATTGGTGTGCTGATCTTGGAACTGATGAACCGACCGATGATGAGATAAAGCTGTGGCAGGATATTTTTGCAGAGTACAATAACGCCGTCGGGAAAAGCACAAAGCCTAAGACTGAAAATCAGATACGCAAGTGGCTTAAAGCTCCCCATTCTGATTCGGCAGAGTACAAAATGTGGGGTAACGGAGTGGCTCTCCCTTGCGTATGCTTTGTGCTGGCAGGAATAGTGTATTACGCACAAAACAGCGATCAGTAGTATTCCATCGTTAGATATACACAAGATATTGTGTGTATCTTTGTCGAATGAACGTATTGATATATCTCCGAAAAAGAGTTAATATGTGTACACCGAAAGGGAAATACACCACAGAAAAGCGGAGGATACGGATATGAACGACAAGCTTGCAAGACAGATAGAGAAAATGAAAACGCAGACCATTGGCGTTGAGGTGGAGATGAACAACATCACAAGAGAAAAGGCGGCTAGGGTCGCCGCAGAACTTTTCGGCACAGGCAGATTTGAAAACACTGCTTACCGCAACGGCTACTGCACTTGGTCGGCTTTTGATGAGAGTGGCAGAGAGTGGAAATTTCAAAAGG